ATGCATCAGATTCATTTATTGTTGATGCACCTGCAGTTTATAGATATTCTCTTTCTTCAAAACAAATATTAGATCATTTTATAAATGCAGGACAAATAGCAGGAATTCAAGTATCAGTCCCAGATGCTGGAATTTTTTATAATTTAAGCGATGAAAATTTGAAATCGCAATTTAGCTATTCTTATCCATTTAATAAATCATGGACAAATTTTGTTACAGATGATATATTTTATGATCGATCAGATGAGTCTATATCATTAAAAGAAAATTCAGCAGGCGGCAGCGTAACAGTAGAGTTTACAGATTATATAACTGTTCCAACAAATATAGGATTAGCTTCTTCTAAGGTTGAATGGTCTGGGACAACTGGAATTACAGTAGAGACAAGTACCGATGGGTCTTCATATGCTATATGTACAAATGGTCAGGCTATTCCACAATATACATTAGATTCATTTAGTTCCACTGGAAAGCTATATATAAAATTTACTATAGCAAGCACAGACATAAGCAAACATATACCAAAACTAAAATATATTGCTTTTAATTTTTATAAGACAAAAGATTTATTTGCAGAAAATTTTGGAGATAAATTAACATATGAGGCAGAGGAATATCACCTAGGAAGCAAAAAATATCCTATCTTATCCAGAGATTATAGAAATGGATTAAGATGCTCAGTTGATGGAGGATTTAATATAACATCTTCCAATGCCGTAAGTACAATAGAGTTTTTCTATACCCCCACCGCATTTACAGACTCTGGGCTAGTTTCATCACTGGCGACAAATGGCTATGCAGCCTCAAATTATTCATGGCGAAACTCAGGAACGGTATCAAAAACCAATGTTTCAGCAATTTATGTAAATGGAGTAAATAAGACCTCAGAGACTGATATAAATAATGTATTTACAGCTGGAGAGCTATACCATGTGGTAATTGTCTATGCGGCGGCAATAAGTAATGTAATTAAATTTAATTCTTCCCTATATGGATCCACCCCATCGTTATACCAAAATATATCCTTATACCCCACAGCCTTCAATTCTGCAAAAGCAATAGAGCATTATGAATTATATATTGACAAGGCCTCCATTACCTCCACCGATTCTTCATTCACCGTGACAGAAAATACCCCTGAAGCCTACAATAATGACTGGGTTGTGATCCAAAGTATTTAATTTTGTCACATTGTATGACAAAAAGCTGGACTTTGGCGAGATAGAGTGGTAAAATAAAACTCTATGGTGATGGATTTAGGCAAGTTAAAAAGCTCAGAGATAGTAGAAGATACTATTCTGGGAATCTATGTGTGGGAAACCCATGACGGTCGCTGGGTGGGAGATGACGAGGGGAATTTCTTATCTATTACATCCAAAAAAGGAAATAAGGCTAATATGGAGGCTTTAGCTAAAGTAGTTAGGTCTTACGGAATAGATCATGGAAAGCCATTATTTTTGGCTGGACGCAGGAAAATTGATGATGAAGAATTTGAGTATCAACAGCAAAGACTTAATTTAGGCTTGGTTCCAGATCCTTATGATATTGGAAACTATAAAGACGAAATGAAAAAGCTAGGAAATAAAAGATGAATTATTTAGAAGATGATGAGCAAAAAGTAGAGATTTCTGCGGCGGCAGACTGGATGCGCTTTAATACACCAGTCGAGACAAAGAGTAATGATCCATTTACAGTAGAAGGCGAAAATCTACTAAAGATTTCTGGCATGTCTCCTACATTCCGTCGTAAGGTTAGTCGTGATATTCAAAAGCGTTTTGTAGGTATTGATGGAACAGAGACACAGCAGAATCTATTGGCACAAGCCATCACTGGCTATGCTATGTTTGACCTTATTGAGCCACCATACAACCTTGAATATTTATCTAAGATTTATGAAGTTTCTCCATACAATTACGCTGCTATTAATGCTAAAGTTTCCAACATTGTCGGACTAGGTTTTGATTTTATTGAAACTCGTAAAACTATGGACGCAATTGATGGAATTGATAATGAAGTACAATTAGAAAGAGCACGTAGAAAGCTTGATAGACTTCGTCAAGATCTACACGAATGGCTAGAAGATTGCAATGAAGAAGAGACATTTAAAGAGACTCTTATAAAATTCTATACAGATGTTGAAGCAACAGGAAACGGCTATCTTGAAATCGGTAGAACAACTTCTGGCAAGATTGGATATATTGGACATATTCCATCAAAGACAATGCGTGTTCGCCGTTTGCGTGATGGCTTTATTCAATTGCTATATGGCAAGGCTGTATTCTTCCGTAACTTTGGAGATCAGGAAACCCCTAATCCAATTGCAGGCGGACTTGATAGACCTAATGAAATTATTCATTTCAAGAAATATACCCCACAAAATAATTATTATGGAATTCCAGATATTGTCTCTGCGTCCAATGCAATGACTGGAAATGAGTTTGCTGGTAAATATAATCTAGATTATTTTGAAAATAAAGCTGTCCCACGATATATTATTACGGTTAAGGGAGCTAAATTATCTACGGAGTCAGAGCGTAAACTTCTTGAATTTTTCCAGGTAGGGCTAAGAGGCAAGAATCATAGATCTCTTTATATCCCACTTCCTGCAGATACTTCAGACTCTAAGGTTGAATTTAAGATGGAACCAATTGAGGCGGGAACTCAAGAATCGTCATTTAATGTATATCGTCAATCAAATAGAGACGAAATATTAATGGCACATCGTGTCCCAATTTCTAAAATTGGCAGCCCTCAAGGAATTTCTTTGGCAAATGCTCGTGATGCAGATAAAACATTTAAAGAACAGGTATGCCGTCCAATTCAGGATATTTTAGAAAAGAAATTAAATAAATTAATTGAAGAAATGACGGATGCCCTGCAAATTAAATTTAATGAGCTCAGTCTTACAGATGAGGATACTCAGTCTAAAATTGATGAGCGTTATTTAAGAATGCAGGTAATTACCCCTAATGAAGTTCGTATTCGTAAGGGTATGGTTCCAATGGACGGTGGCGACGAGGTTGTTCAATTAAAGCCTCAACAGCAGGCGGAAGTAAGAGCCCAGGCTGGAAATACCAGAACCAGAGATCAAGAAAGAGATAATAACTCACCAGATATTTCGGGGGAATCTAGAAATCCTCAAGGTGAAGGCAGACAAGTCGAGTAATACTACTCAACTGATTATTTGCCTTTTTATCTATACGAAAATATAATTAAGCATATGAATATTGAGAAATCTCTATGGTCATCAAATGGCGAGAACATCAGTCTCTCTGTGCCATTCACGAAAGTCAATCGTGAAAAACGCACAGTTTCTGGTTTTGCTACGCTAGATAATCTTGATCAAACTGGAGATGTTGTCACAGCAGAAGCAAGCTTAAAAGCTTTCGAAAATTTCCGTGGAAACATTCGTGAGATGCATGGATCAAATGCTGTTGGCAAAATGGTTTCATTCAAGCCAGAAACATATTACGATCCAAAGAGCGGCGAATTTTATAATGGCGTTTATGTAGATGCATATATTTCTAAAGGTGCACAAGACACGTGGGAAAAGATTTTGGATGGAACCCTAGCAGGATTTTCAATCGGCGGAAAAATTATTGATTCAGAAAATGAAGTCAACAAGTCTACAGGTAAGCCAGTAAGATTTATTAAAGATTACGCATTGATGGAGTTGTCAGTTGTTGATTCTCCAGCAAACGAACTCTGCAACATATTGTCAATTCAAAAGATGAACGGACAGTTAATGTTTAAAGGCATTGCCGCAGAGACTAAGGTAGAAAACATTTTTTATTGTGAAGATAGTGATTCAGTGTTTATGTCGACAGAGTCGGAATACACATCGCCAGTTTCTGGAAAGCCTGCAACTTTAATCGGTTGGGTAGAATCAAACGATACAAATAAAGCAAAGGAAATCGATAGAATTCTTGATTTGCATAAAAAGTCAAGATTAACGTTGCCTGATACAAACACAATTGCAAAACAGGCAAACGCAGAAGGAGGTAATGAAGTGTCAGAAAACACAGAAACATTGGCAGCAGTCGAAGAGACTCCTGCTGAAGAAGCAGCGCCTGCTGAAGACGCTTCTGCCGAAACTCTGGAAAAAGCAGCCGACGTATCAGAAGTTGAGGTTGATGAACCTGATTTTGCAAAGATGCTTGGCGATCTCAAAGGCTTTTTCTCTGAGACATTGAATAAGGCTTCTGAGGCAAATGCTGCTCAGGTTACTGCAATCAAAGAGACTGTAGAAACTTTCAGCAAGAGCGTCGATACCAGAATTTCAGAATTGGCAGAACAACATGCAGCACTTTCAAAGGCTGTAGAAGATATCAAGAGCACGATTGATGGCGTAGAAAAGCGTGTCGGTGCGGTAGAATCAGAGACCGCAGTTAAGAAGTCCTCTGACCTTGGCGGGTCACAGGAAGTAACAATAAAGAAATCAAAATGGAACGGTTCTTTCCTCGGTTCCGTAAATGAACTTTTAAAATAAAAGGTAGGTGAAAAAATATAATGAGCAATGAAATGTTAGAAAAAGCAGTTGCCGCAAACACAACCGTAACAGCAGGTATGACAGGATCAGCAGTAGCTAATACTGGTATCCATATCGCATCTGAAGGAGAAGGTGGCCTACTCAACCCTGAGCAGTCCGCACGTTTCCTAGATTACATGTTTGACGCAACAGTAATTGGTAAAGTGGCTCGTACTGTTCGCATGCGAGCAGACACCACTGAGATCGATCGTATTGGTGTAGGTGAGAAGCTTATGGTTCTCGCTTCTGAAGCAGATTCAGCACAGGGTGCAAACTCAGCTGTTTCCTTCTCCAAGATCTCTCTCACAACAAAGAAGCTTCGCTTGGATTGGGAGCTTTCAACAGAATCTCTTGAGGACAATATTGAAGGTCCAGATCTAGAAGATCATATTGCCCGTATGATGGCAACACAGGCAGGTAACGACATTGAAGATGTACTTCTCAATGGAAATACCTCGCTTACATCAGATAACCTTTATAAGGCATTTGATGGTGTAGTCAAGAAGGCAAAGCAATACGGCCATGTCGTAGATGCTGCAGGTGCTGGAATCAGCCGTGCACTCTTCAATTCCGCTCTCAAGGAGCTTCCACGTAAATACAAGCAACGTCGTTCAGACCTTCGCTTCCTCGCTGGTTCCAATTTGATTCAGGACTTCCTGTACGCAAACAGCATTGGAACAAACCAGACCATTCCACAAGATATCGCATCGTCGATCATCCGTGGAGAAGGTGTACAACCTCTAGGTGGTCCAGCTGGATATGTGGCTCCATTCGCATTCGGTATTCCGATTGTTGAAGTTCCA